ATGATGTTAATAGTTCCAGCATCAAATGTATTTGAGCCACCAACTGTTGTTACCCTTACTCTATCAAGTACTCCTCCAGTTAAAGTCTTTGATCCTCCTCCATTTTGCTGAATATTCGATCCTCCTTCAGAATAGAATCCGCATTGCTCAACCCATGTGTTGCTTCCAAGTGTTGAAATTATCATTGATCCGTGCAATAGGTCAGTTGCTGCAAAACTTAATATTGCATGAGTTGCAAATCCAGTTGTTGAAGGATTATACCGATTTACTTCTCCACCCCATCCAGCACAACTTTTATATCCAGTTGCCTCAATTCCTGAAGCTGTTCCAATTCTAATTTCCATTGGAGATGTCCCAGTAGTACTAACTCCATTTAACATTACTGTAATTCTCTTTGCCCAGCTTGGAATGCCAGTAAAATCAATTGCAGTACCGCTGGTTGATGCGACCTGCGCTCCGGCTGTTATTGGTTGAGAAAGTTTAGCCGGAGTTATTGTTGCAGTACCAATTGTTGCTGTCCCCTGGCTAATCGTAAAATCACCAGCAAGTGTTGTGGATAAATTTGTAATTGTTCCAGTAGTGCTATTAAGTGTAGCTACTGTGCCTGTGGTGCTTCTTAATCCAGTAATAGTTCCGGTAGTACTATTGAGCGTAGCAATCGTTCCAAGCGTACTATTGATCGCACCAGAATAGGTTCCTGCAGTAATCGTAGCCGTGCTTGCTGTCAGCGTCTGGATCGTTCCATTGGTTATATTTGCCACAGTAGATGTGGTCGTTCCAGCAGTCAGAGTTGGAATTGTTCCAAGCGTAATGTTGGCTGTGCTTGATGTTAAATTCGGAATTGTTCCAGTTGTGATTGTTGCGCTTGTGCTAATTGTGCGATTGCCTGTGGCAGTTCCAAATGTAAAAACTCCAGACAGGTTTGCATTTGTATATGTACCGCCAGTAAGCGCATCATCAAAAAGATTTTGGACTGTTGTGCTTCTTGGTGCATCGCCAGCAGTAAGGCTTGCATCCGCAATCAACAATTTGTCATCTGTTGCAACGGATGACAGGTCGGTCTGATCGGTAATCAAAGCCTGGTAAATGTCTGTACCGTCAATAAGATTGTGCAACCCAGCGGCGGTAACCGTTCCGTTGGTTGCAAACGTCTGCGAGCGATTGAATTTGATTGCCATATTAAGCTATAAACCTCAGTGCGGCTACGGAGAAAATACCAGCAGGAATTGTTCCATGTGAAATTGTATCTGTATTAAGAATTGTGTATCTAACAACATTTGCGCCTTCAACCCTAAATTGGCTCATCATTCTTGCACCAGCGGTAGGTACTCCAGCGGTTCCAGAGCTTGAGCTAAGTGAGTTAAGTCCACCAAATACAATATCACCAATCGCTGCACCAGAAACTGTAAATGTTCCAGTTGTTATGTTTGATCCACTTGTTACTGAATCAAGGTCTTGAAGTGTCGCTCCAGTAAATGCAGCAGTGCCATAATTAAATGCTGTAACTCCGCCAGTAGAGCCAGTAATCCTAGCTGTTCCAAATGTAGCAGAAGCAATCGTTGATACGTTTACTGACTCAGTCCCAATAGTAGCAGTTCCGGTTGATGCAGTAAAGCTTGTTCCAAATGTTGCTGGACCGGATGCAAACAACGTGCCAATTGTAGCCGTTCCAGTTGATGCTGTAATATTCGATCCAAAAGTAATATTCCCAAGCTGAAGAGGAATCGTTGCTGTGCTGATCGTTGCCGTGCCAACGGAAAGCGTTCCAATCGTGGCCGTTCCTGTAGATGCAGTTAGGCTTGATCCAAAAGTAACAGGTCCCAAAAGACTGCTATTGCTTGAAACTGTGAATGATCCGGTGCTTTGGACAGCATCAATTCCAATTGAAAGAGCAGATGAGGTATTGTCACCATCTGTAATAACCTCAACCGATCCTGCCGTAGGCAGCCCACCAGTACCAAAGGTCTTCAATAGCTGTGGATAGCTAGTGGCAATATTCTGTGTTCCAAGTGTAGGCATTTAATCTCCTAGCCGTTAAAGCGGTTTTTAAGGACATCCCAGGCCATTGAGCAGACAAGCCCAATAAGACCGGCAACAGCCAGAAGCCTCGTCCGGAGGTGTTCCAGCGCAGATAATCTATTAGCAACATCCCCGTGGAAAGCAAGTGACCTTTCTACCATAGCGTATAATTGGACCTGACGCTCCTCCATCCTGGCGAGCCTAACTTCCAATTCCCATACCTGATCCTCACTCATGGCTTAACCCTTCCGGCATCTTCGGCTGCGCCCATGTCGGAGTATCTAGGTAAAACATTGTTTTCCTGCTTGCGTGGTGAGCAGGAGGATACCATAAAACATAGAAGAATCATGCGAATCATGCGAAAGGATAGGTCTTTCCAGCCCCAGCGTTGTAAAGAGATGTAATTTCTGATGCAGACAATTCTTTATTCCAAATTCCAACTTCGTCTATTGTGCAATCTTTTCCAACCGCAAAATCTCCATTAGCATTCCCATTTAATGAAACATTTTCTGTTGGAATATTTGCGTAATTTCCAGATGAAGAGATAGAACCATCTAATGCTCCATTCACATAAACTTTAAGAGAACCAGTTCTTTTCCAAGTCATTGCAAGATGATTCCATTGTTCATCGTTTACATAAGATGATCCAGTTGCTCTGTCATAATTAGGACTTGAACTCCAAAATACAGTTCCAAGTAATTGCCCGCCAGCAAGCTCCATTGCAATTGAAGATCCACTCCAATTGGCTCCGGTGCTTTGATTGACTATAAAAAGCAATGGCTCAAATGTAAACACCCAAGCTGAAATGCTGTATTCATCTCTCGAACCATTAAGAAATGTTCCACTTCTGGATAGATATGTTTGATCGTCTGCACTAATTAAAGCTGATTGATTTATTACACCAGTAACAGATTCCAATGTGCCTATTCCATTTGGAGTTGTAAGTGTTCTTCCGTTTCCAGATGAATCAAGAAGTGAAACGCCTCCGCTTCCATTATTATCAAATTTCCAGTAGGCCAGTAATCCAGTAAGTAGGGAAGACGGCGCAGATCCACCACCAAGTGGTTTTCTTGAATTGTTTATGCCAAGAGCAAGACTTAAAGAAGGCATAAAATAATAATGCAATTACCGGCCATTGGATTGAACCTTTGGCGGTGTGGTTGCTTGAATCATTAACCAGCTATGTATCCGATCACCTTGCCAGTTCCAGCCGTGTAGCTGTTAAACTCGCCATAGATGATGTTGCCGGAGCCAATCGTAATGCCTGTAAGAGTACCATCAAACTTACCGCTAATTGCGCTAAATGTGGTATTTTCAAGCATCTGGATCGCCCAATAGCCAGCCGTAGCTGTTCCTTGTGTCCCTACGGAAAATCCGTATTGGCCTTGAAATTTATCTAATGCGCGTGACATATTTTTATTCCTTAATCTTTTCTATTATAAATTGCCATTGCCCCGCCAGTAAGTGCAACTTGGTCAATATCTCCATAAACTGTAACACCTGCATTAAAGGTGGCTGTAGTTGTAGCTCCACTAATAACAAGTGTAGCCGTGGAAAGCGTAAGAGCAGTTACTGCATCGTAGCTTCCAGTATTAGTGGAAGCTGACGATGCAATAATTGTCCCAGCATTACCAAGCGTAAGGCGGGATAAGAGACGCATTAGGTATGAAGGGCAATCCGGTAGGAAGTGCCGTTAAGAGTCACGTTCAAGGACGCAGGGGATGTTGCAACTGTGTTAACAGTGCCACCGCTGGAGCTTGCCGTAAACTCAATTACGTTTGTCTGACCCTGGGTATCAAAGCGGATAGCTTTTCCCTTGGCCTTGCGTACGCTTCGTACAAATTCATTCGCCATATTTTTTTCTCCTTAAAGTCGCACGTTTGATGCTATCTGGCGTGAACTGACTTTTGAATCTACTGCCAAGCTTTTGTTCCTGGCGGTAGTACCCCTTCATCAAATTTGTTTGATTGACTCCCAGCGGGTTGTCGAGGGGTTCGCCAACCCCCACTAGGCTCAATCTTTGCGGAACGGTGAATCGTTTAAGGTAACGAGGGACAGAGTCCCTTTCTGCCACAGCCTTTTCCAGTTCGACAACTTTTCCATTTCTGGTGTCCTCGTACTGGTAAACAGGCATATCAGCTATAGTTCTTCTTATCCGATTCCTCGGCCAACTTCATCATCTTTTCCTCTTCGGACATTGAATTTTCACCCTCGGCCATGTCTTCCGACTTGTCCTTGGATTCACTCTCGCTCATGGCGTGTTCCACATTAACGTGGGCAATACCATTTTCGATCATGTCAATTGTTCCGGAGAGTTCAACAGAATCACCCACTTCCGGTGCAACATCCTCGCCACCATCGTTCATCTCGAACTTGGAGACAGGAAGCATCACCATTCCAGCTTTCGCCATTTTTTTCATAGGTTTTTCAGATGAAGGAGAAGACGGGGAGGTTTCACCCTCCCCGCCTTTCCGAGGTCCCATACCAATTACTAGCATGGTTCCCATTTAATTATTAGCTGTAGTTGGATTTCGCAACGATGACTCGGAAGAACCGAGGATCGAGTTGCTTGGCAGCGTAGAACGTCTTGAAGGACGCAACGATGCGCTGTCCATACGGGTCGCTCTTGTCAGCAGCGTCCAAGATCGTGACCTTCGGAGCGAAGGGCGAGCCGGAAGCGGCGATGGAGGACAAGCTAGGAACGCCGAACGCGCCACCACCGAGGAGGACGTTGGCATAGCCGGTGTTAGCACCAGTTGTTCCAACGCTGTTTTCAGCGATGCCGGAGGCAGAAGTGTTGAAGGTCTGGACGTTGGTCGAAGAAATGACCGACACGCCAAACAACTTGCCGATTTCACCTTTGAAGATGGCTTCGGGGTTCGAGTAGCTCGAAACCTTCAACCAATCATCATCCTGCTGCAAGTCACGGATAACGGCAGGGTGCGCGACAAGCGCGTAGCCGTCCTTGATCTTGGGAGCGCGGGCGATGAACAGCGAGGTGGCACCATCGAGCAAGTCGGTGGAGGTCATCGCGCTGTTAGCAACGGACGAGGTAGCCCAGGTCGTGCCGTTAGTCGTGTTCTGAGCATAACGGTTGTACGATTTGGTGGCTACACCGGTTCCGGTGCTGGTCGAGGAATCCTGCACCAACGCGCGGTGACAGAGAGTGTCAGCGTGGAGGGCGGCATCTTCGCCAAGTTGCTTAGTGGCCTGGGCCAAGTGCGAGAACAATTCGGTGGCAAGGACTACATCGGTGAGGATGATCTTGCTGCCGTATTGGACAAGCGTTGCTTCAACCGAGGACAGCGTGAGATCACGCTCGTCACCGGAGCTAGGAGTCGTTCCTTCCGAGAGAGCGGAGATCGCAGAGATGCTGGGATCACCGAAACGGAAGAACCGAATGGTTTTGTTTCCACCCGTTTTGGTCGGGTAGGGGGTTTTCATTGCGAACTGCTCCATTTGGAGGAGCGGGATCGCGCGTTCCAGAAGTGCTTTTGAGAAGTAAGCCTGGAATTGCGCTGAGACTGAGCCAGTAGTTACCATATAATTAAGTATCCTTGTTTGTTATGACTATCCAACCCTGTCAACCTCGCCTGCAAGTTTCATCAATTCACGTTCCTGTTCGTCTAGCGAAAGTTCGTGAAAAGCTTTTGTCTTGGCAGGACCTTTGGGCTGTCCAGATGCCGGAGTAGTCGCTTTTCTGAGTTGAGCGAGTTCTCGCTCATACTCTACAACCTTTTTGGACAAATCGGAGGCGGACTCCGCCTTGAGCTTTACCTTTGCAATTCCAACCGCATCTTTGATCCCAGCTGGATAATTGCGTAGGATGGCGTGGTTTTGCAACATTTCCGATACGGCTTTATACAAAGTGCTGCTTGAATCTTTGAGTTCAGGATTGGCTTCGACTTCATCGAGCAGATTCTTATCCCAGGCAGACTTTAATTCTGCCTGAGTTTTCTGCTCGATCTCGCGCCTATCTTCAACTTCGATTTCACCAGCCTTTTGTTCAGCGAGTTTTGCAAGATCATCGCGGCCCTCATCACGGTAGCTCTTTGCCGCTTCCCTGTAATCTTCCGCGCTAAACTTGCGATTGCTCGCCTTTGTCTCGCTTTGAGTAGTTTCTGAAGTCTTCCTTGCCCTTTCAGCCTCGATCTGCTCTCGTTCAGCTTTGATTCTGGCTTTCTCTGCTCGGACATCTTCCCACTCTTTCTCAAGTCGCGACTTTGCCTTCTCGTAACGGGTAGGCTTCTTTTCGGAAGCCGACTCCGACTTGTCTTCTGAAGGTTGCGTTGTTAAAGAACTTTTATCTTCCTCGGATTTCTCCTTGGCAGACGAAGCCTCATCCGAGGCTTCTAGTTTTGTTTTTTCGGCTTTTTCAGCAGGCGCGGGGGGCTGCTCGGTATCTCCGCTGGCCTTATCCTCAACAGGTGTTTCTACTTTGGCTTTTTCGTCTTCCTTGGGAGTAGGACTAAAGTCCCGTCCCTCGTCAGCCGCTTGCGCCATTGCCAATACATCCGCCTCGGTCAGGTTATTTGAATCTGCCATTTTGACCCTTTCTTTACACTTGTCGGCAGGGAGTCATTCTGCCTAAAGGTTAGTTGGCTATTGTATCATCCGATCCGTCCTCATAGCCAAGAACGGCGGAGTTAAGTTTTTGGGTTGCGAGCGATTCTAAGGTCGCTACACAACCACGGAAACCTTTAGCATACCCACAAGCGTCTGCAAGTGCCTCTGATTTCTTCATCACGGCATTGCCATTTTGACGCAAAGTTAAGTTTAAAAGAATAAGGCTAAGACGCTTTCCGGTTGGCGTGGAAAGGAACCCTGTCCAAGCCTTTTCATCCTCATCCTCCCATTTGGGTTCATCTACCCACTCTTGGTCGCGGATGAATGCCAATGCTGCTTTTAGTTTCCTCACTCTGAAAAACCACCCTTTTTAGCCTTCATCATGCGCCAAATCTTGGGCTTAATGGTTGAGTTCTTCTTGTTTCGGCTTGTCCCTGCCTTACGGCGGGCGTTGATATTGGCATATAGACCTTTTTTCATTTCGCTATTTTACCATATCCTGGCTGTTGGACAGCTTTATCGCCCATGAATCACCATTGAATAAAGTATAATCCTTATCCCCAATCTCTTCTTTTAAAGCCTTCTTAACAGATTCCCAACTCCAATCGTGACCAGCCATAATCCCGCCGTCTTTTAGTTTCTTGCTCCATCCTTTTAGGTCTGCCAGCACGCCTTCATAGCGATGATCTCCATCAATATAAACAAGATCACATGATCCGTCTTTGACAAACTCAAGGGCATCTAGGCTTTTCCCACGGCTAAACATCACGTTCTTTAGCTCGCATGTGCGCTCTTGGAATGCCTCAAATACAAACTTCATTGGGCATTGTTGGCTTGCCCTATCGTTAATGTCATATCCGTTAAGCCAGGGATCTACAGCAAGAACTTCTTTGAAATACTTGGCTAGTACAATTGTTCCCTCGCCACTATAAGCACCAATCTCAATTGCCTTGCCTGTTGCGCCTTGCTCATTCGCCCACTTACAAAGATCGGCCAAGCCTCCCTGCTGGAAGGCATCCCGCATTACCGGAACCTTCAAGCCATCATCGGACCGGCTTGTTGCCCTTGCATGGCTTCAGGAGGCAACTGTTGCCCCTGTTGCTGCATTTGAGCCTTGCCTGCATCACGAAGCTGTTTCTGAATCGCGCGGGATGTGTTGGGGTCAATCTGCTCCAAGGCAGCCAAGTGCTGTTGCAAGTGTGCCATCAGAACTTGCATTGCACTCTGATCGACCGCTTGCTGCCGCTGTTGAGCGGCTTGGTTAAATGCAAAGAGAACGGATATGTGCGCTTTGTGATCATCGCTAGGCTTGATTGCGACAGGGAATCCAGTAGCGAGCATCGTTGCAATTTCAGTCGCTTGATCTTCAGCCTGATCACCAGAGGCTGCGTTAGGATCTTGAAAGAGTCTGCGGACAAGCGATGGGTCATCTTGTTCAAGCACAGATTTAACCAGTTCGCCCTGGTTAACAAAAGGATTATTTTGGAACATCTGCATGCGAGCTACCGACTTCTGCAATGCAAACTGCCGATTGATAAAGTCCAATCCACCTTTCGGTTCGATGGAATATTCATCATGGATGCCATCCGGAGGCATAGAGCCTGTCTCCTCGGCATACCGATACATCAAATCTTTCTTGTTGTACTGCGTGTAAAGCGACCAGCATTGTTTGAATAGATGGGCAAGACCCATCCGGAACATGCGATTGCGAAGGTCACCGGAGGCAGCAGCTTGCGACTGCAATGCTTGAATCTCTGTGGCAGTCTTTCGATCCGACACCTGGAACTGCGATCCAGCACCGAAGTCAGGATTACCCATGCGCTGTTCGGACAACAAACGCTCTTCAAGCATCAGCTTTTGGAAATCAAAAGGAGGTTGGCTGAACTGAACCGGCTTTAATCCCTGCGGAAGGATCTGACCTGGCTGCATCTTCAGATTGGATGTGTTCAGCGAGATCGGGTTCTGTGCCTCA